ATGGGTTCGGGAGTGAGAGCACCAGGTGGCGGTCGTAAGTCGAATAACACAGGAACGCAGGTTAGTTCTCTTACAAGAGCCGTTTCCCCGCCTGATGAGCTTCTTGGTGAAATGGCTGTTGATGCCTGGCGACGGACGTGCAAAATCCTGATCAACAGGGGTACGTTCGAGATGGAAGATTGTTATTTACTGATGGAATACTGCAATACAGTGCAGCTTCTGTACGACGCGAATCAGGAAATTAAAAGCGATGGTCTTGGCGACGACACTGCTGCAGGTGGACAAAAACTGGGTGCGGCGGTAAAGGCCAGGAGCAAATATATCAGCGAACTTATTCGTCTCAGTGTTGTGTTGAAACTGGACCCCAACAGCCGCATCAGGAAAAAGCAGCCAGGAGATAACACCAACCCAGGAAACGAATTCGACGAATTTTAATTGGGTCTTTAGTCCCTTTTTTTATGGGTGGAGTATATGGCGGCATACCCGAGCGTCAATCTGGCGAACGCTTATGCACGCGATGTACTAAGCGGGAAAATCCTCGCATGTCGATATATCAAACTGGCATGTCAGCGCCATTTTGATGACCTGAAAAAATCACTGGATAAGAACTACCCCTATCAATTCAACAGAGACTTAGCTGAACGTGCATGCAGATTCGTTCAGTTGTTACCCCATTCTAGCGGGGATTTAGCTGGGCAAAAATTGATACTGGAACCGTGGCAAAGTTTTATTTTCTGTTCAATTTTTGGCTGGGTGACGAAAAAGGATAAAAAGCGGCGATTTCGCGAAGCATATATCAGGGTAGCTAGGAAAAATGGGAAATCCTTTTTTGCGGCCGGGATTGGCACTTACATGTTTTGCGCTGATGGTGAAAACAGTGCGGAAGTCTATTGTGGTGCGACGACAATGGCGCAGGCCAAGAAGGTTTTCACTCCAGCCAGGCAAATGGCGGACCGATTATCTTCTCTCCGGGCTAAATTTGATATCTCAGTATGGGTGGACAGCCTGACCCGTCCTGATGGTTCCGTATTCGCACCAATGGCAGGGAAACCTGGCGATGGTGACAGCCCGCATTGCGCGATTATTGATGAATATCACGAGCATGATACGGACCATATGTATGAAGCGATGACAATGGGGATGGGCGCGCGTTCTCAGCCACTAACACTCATTATCACGACTGCAGGTACATCTCTTGAATCACCATGTTATGACAAAGACAAAGAGGTAAAAGAGGCTCTCAGCGGCATAGTCAGCAATGATCGTCTGTTCGGCATGATTTACGAGCTGGATGATGGCGATGACTGGACTGACCCTAAAAACCTGATTAAAGCGAACCCCAACCTTGATGTTTCCATCAAGTACAGCGATTTGGTTGAGCTACTGGAAGTCGCAAAACAGGTCCCGCGTAAGGTAAACGCCTTCAAAACTAAACGCCTCAATATCTGGGTGTCTGGTAAGTCGGCGTACTACAACATGACGCAATGGCAGGCGGCGGAAGATAAGTCTCTGCGGTATGAAGATTTTGCCGGCGAGGATTACTACCTCGGTCTGGACCTTGCCCGCCGTCTTGACCTTAATGCCGGTGTTGGGGTTTTTGTCCGGGAAATCGAAGGCAAAAAGCACTACTACTGCGTAAGCCCGAAATTTTGGGTACCTGAAGATACGATCAACAGTACGGATCCGAAAGAAGCTAAAACTGCTGATCGTTATCGTAAATTCAAAGAAATGGGTGTTCTGGAGGCAACAGATGGAGCAGAGGCTGATTATCGCGAGATTCTGGCCAGCATTATCGACCTGCAGGACATCCATAAGGTTCGTATCAGCGAGATCCCCATAGACCCCAGCGGAGCAACAGCGCTCAGTCATGAGCTTCAGGATAACGGTTTTGAACCGATTTCCATCCGGCAGGACTACACCAACATGTCTCCACCAATGAAAGAGCTGGAAGCAGCGCTTGCCGGTGGACGCTTCCATCATGACGGAAATCCTGTTCTGTCATGGTGTATCAGCAATGTCATCGGCAAAACGGTACCGGGTAGCGATGATATCGTCCGACCAACGAAAGGTGACAAGCAGTCAAAAATTGACGGCGCAACGGCGCTTTTTATGGCTATAGGTCGTGCAATGTTGAATGGCCGGGTGAGTAATTCATCCGTTTACGACGAGGAAGATATAGCATGCTAATGACATTTTTGAGTTTTTTTATCGGCCTCGCCGGAGCCGCGTTACTGTCTGCCGGTGCCTGGCTTATTTTACCTGCAGCAGGGCTTATTACTGGCGGTGCAATCTGCCTGCTGTGGTCATTTTTAATCGCGAGATCGATGTCTGCCAGCGTAATTAAATCGGGGGGTGAATAATGTTCATTCCCCAGATGTTTCGGGGTAAATCTCAGTCTGGTGGTGGCTTCTGGCAGGCTATGCTGGGTGGTGTGAGTTCCAGCCAGAGCAAGGCGGGAATAATGGTTACACCTGAAACCGCAATGGCGCTATCGGCGGTCCGCGCATGTGTAACGCTTCTGGCAGAATCGGTGGCGCAGCTGCCGTGTGAACTTTACAGGCGAGGTGCTAACGGAGGTCGTGAACGGGCGACTGACCACCCTGTTTATGATCTGATTCATTCCCAGCCCAATAAAAAAGACACCTCGTTTGAATACTTTGAGCAGCAACAGGGCCTGCTCGGGCTGGAGGGGAATTGCTACTCGATCATCGACAGGGACGGGAAAGGATATCCCCGCGAATTAATCCCGGTTAATCCCAAAAAAGTCATCGTCCTGAAAGGGCCTGACGGGATGCCCTATTATGAACTCCCCGAAATTGGCGAAACGTTGCCAATGCGCATGATGCATCATGTGAAAGTTTTCTCGTTGGATGGTTATATCGGTAGCTCTCCAATCCAGACGAACGCGGATGTTCTTGGGCTAAACCTCGCCGTGGAAGAGCATGCTTCTCAGGTCTTTCGCCGTGGTACAACGATGAGCGGCGTTATTGAGCGTCCAAAAGACGCTCCGACGATCAAAAGCCAGGATGCTATCGACCGCCTGCTGGCAAAGTGGACGGACAGATATTCCGGCGTCAGAAACGCCTTCTCTGTTGCATTGCTTCAGGAAGGGATGAGCTACAAGCAGTTATCTCAGGACAATGAGAAAGCGCAGCTGTTGCAGTCCCGTCAGTGGGGCGTGGAGGAAGTGTGCCGACTCTATAAAATCCCGCCTCATATGGTGCAGATGCTGGCGAAAGCCACGAATAACAACATTGAGCACCAGGGGCTGCAGTTTGTGATGTACACGCTGTTGGCCTGGCTGAAGCGTCATGAAGGCGCATTAATGCGCGATCTGCTTTTACCCAGCGAGCGCGGTGATCTGTACATTGAATTCAATGTTTCTGGCCTGCTGCGCGGGGATCAGAAGTCACGCTATGAATCTTATGCACTAGGCCGCCAGTGGGGCTGGTTATCGGTTAACGACATTCGCCGCATGGAGAACCTTCCACCCATCGCCGGAGGGGACAAATACCTGACGCCTCTGAATATGGTCGACAGTAAACAAATCTTACCTGGCGATAACACGCCAACAGCAAAACAACTGGCAGAAATCAACTCTATTCTGTCCAGAAACTGAATATCACCCGCAGCGCGGGCTGACCTGGTAAACATCATGACAAAAAATTTAATTAATCTGCCGCACCTGGCGGCTATGGTCTTTGGTGTTCCACATTACGTGACACGACAGACAATGGATTCTGTAAAAGCTGTGCTGGTTCCCCGTATTCAGGGATTATCAGAAGAGGCTGGAATTCACATGACGCAGGAGCCTGATAACAATCAGGCGCCAGATTTGGTTCAACCAGCTGGTGGAATGGCAGTTATTCCTGTTCACGGCATTCTGGTTCCGCGTCGTGGGCAAATTACTGCAATGTGTTCTGAACTTACCAGCTATGAGCGCATACGTAGCCAGGTGCATGCTGCATTAAATGACCCTTCCATCAGTGAAATTGTGCTGGATATAAATTCTGGTGGTGGTGCGGCGGTTGGATGCAAGGAACTGGCCGATTATATTTTCCAGTCACGTCAAACTAAGCCTATTACTGCAATAGTGAACTACAGCGCCTATTCTGCGGCTTACTTTATCGCTTCGGCCTGCAGCAAAATTGTAGTCAGCCAGACCAGTGGAGTCGGCTCGATTGGAGTGATTATGGAACACCTGGATACTTCCAGGATGGAAGAGCAAATGGGGTTAACATTCACCACGATTTTTCGGGGAGATAACAAAAATAACGGTACACAACATGAGCCACTGAGTGAAGACGCTCGGGGAATGTTCCAGAGGATGATTGACGATATGTACGAGACGTTTATTACCTCTGTAGCGGAATACCGGAATCTTGCCCCTCAGTCGGTGATTAACACGCAGGCCGGAATCTATTTCGGCGCTGATTCCATTTCTGCTGGTCTTGCCGATGAAGTTTCGGATCCTCAGTCTGCGATTAATGCCATTGCAGCAAAGTACAAACAACCTCAACAAACCACTTCCATAAAGTTGCAGGCCGCCGCGATGGACCTGCAAACCAGAATGTAACCCGGCGCTAACGCGTCATTACCAGAAAGCAGCCAACAGGCTGCTTTTTTTTACGCCAAAAAGAGAGAAAAAACATGGATCATATTGAAGAATTGCGTCGTGAACGTGCGGGTATTAATCAGAAGGTTCAGGTACTGGCGGCAGTAGAAACTGGTGGCGGTACGCTGACAGCGGAGCAGTTAACCGAATTTGCCAGCCTGCAGCAGCAGTTCACGGATACCCTTGCTGAGTTAGCTGATGCATTAGGAAATGATCCTAACTTTGCAACCACGATGCTCAATGCGTTAGCGGGTAAACAGCCGCTAAATGAAATACTGACGTCGCTGTCCGGGCTGTCTACATCCGGAAGTAAATTGCCTTTTTTTAGCAGTAAAAATACGTTGATGTTGACGGACCTGACGACGACAGGACGGGCTTTGATTGCTAAAAGCTCAATAAATGAAATTCTCACATATCTTGGTTTAGTAGAAACGATAAAACTGGCAGCCGGAGCGCTGCCAGTAGCAGGAGGTAATTTACAGGGACAAATTTCCTTTTCATTATTGCAATCCAGAAATGACGCTAACCACTTAATATACAGCAATGATGATAGCGGAATACTGGCTTGCGGATATGGTTATTATCGTGGCAGATTTGATATTCATTTTTATGATGAAAAAGGTATGTGGATATCAAATCCAGCATCTATTTTGCCAAATGGGAATTGTAACTTTGGAAATGTTTTCGATAATGGGAAGAGAGTTTATTCACCAAATAATCCTTCTCCTGACTCTTACCCTGTAGGTGCACCAATTCCCTGGCCTTCAGACACACCACCTGCTAACCATGCGATTATGCAGGGACAGCCGTTTGATAAGTCTGCTTACCCATTACTTGCTGTAGCTTATCCATCAGGCGTTATCCCTGATATGAGAGGGCAGACGATAAAGGGTAAGCCGGATGGTCGCACAGTATTGTCGCAAGAACTTGACGGTATTAAGTCACACGACCACGGTGCCACGGTCGCAAGCACCGACCTAGGGAATAGGGACACAACAGGATTTGATTACGGAAATAAAGAAACAACAGGCTTTGATTACGGAACAAAAACAACTGATGTCCAGGGTGCTCACGCGCACAATTATACATTCATGGCATGGCAAGCAGGTTGGGGATATCCAGCCGGTAATCAAAATATGGGTGCTGTCACGCAAACCACATCCACCAATGGTGCTCATGCACACAACGTTTATATAGGTGCGCATAGCCATATTGTTGGCATTGGGGCACATGCCCACTCTGTATATATTGGCGCGCACAGCCACGGTGTGACAGTTTCGCCGTCAGGTCATGCTGAAAACACCGTAAAAAATACCGCATTTAACTATATTGTGAGACTTGCATAATGACTTTTAAAATGACTAACACCAATCGCACTATTACTATTTATAACCTGTCATCTTCTACTAATGAATTTATTGGTAAAGGTGATGGATATATCCCGGCGAACACTGGTTTGCCTGCATACAGTACTGATATAGCACCACCTTCAGCACCCGATGGATTTGTTGCTGTATTTAACTCTGAGTCCGGCAAGTGGTCTCTTGTTGAAGACCATCGAGGGGAAAGCGTTTATGACACCCGAACTGGTCAGTTGGTTAATGTTGAGACATTGGGAGCATTACCTGATAACACCGTTTCTTCAGCTCCTGATGGCGAGTATGTTAAATGGGATGGTAAGTCATGGGTACATGATGAAGATGCAAAAAGAGCAGCTCAGGTGTTACAGGCAGCTCAACAAAAGGATGAACTTCTTAGATTAGCCACATCTAAAATATCACCGCTTCAGGATGCTGTTGACCTTGATATTGCAACAGAAAGTGAAGCGGCTCTTTTGATTAAATGGAAAAAATATCGTGTATTGATTAATCGTATCCAGGCAGAATCTGCACCAGATATTAACTGGCCGCCCATGCCTGACATTATATAAATTATTCTAATGTTTTTTTGAATACAGCTGGTGCTCCGGCATAAAGTGAATTAGGTGGAATATCACAATTAACAACACTGTTTGCTGCTACTATGCTACCCGCACCAATAGTTACGCCTGGTAAAATAACTGCTCCTGCACCGATCCAAACATTATTTTCGATGTGTATGGAATGCATTAGTAACCCGTCGCATCTTTCTTTGGGGGAAATTGGGTGAGCAACAGTTGTGAGCGTAACACGTGGCCCAATGAAGGTACTTTCACCGATCACTACCTGCGCATGATCTAAAATTACGCATCCTGAGTTTATGTAAGAGTTGTTTCCTATCTTAACATTACCTTTTTCAAAGAAAAACGGTGGTCTAATAGTGAAACTTCCATTCGTTTCTACACCAGCTTTAATGAGTATTGTGTTTTTCTTTTTTCTACTTGCTTGAGATGAATTGAAGAAAATAGATGCGGATACTGGAGAAACTTTTTTTTTCAGACTTAAGAACCAATAAGTAAACATAGTTAAACTTTAGCTCCAATCCTTGGTGGAGTGAATTTTTACGACCGCGTCATATGATCGCATACCCTTACGTAAGTGAAGGTTATGACTGATTATACGTATAGTTTGATAAACAGGAAGCATAAAAAATACAATATCATTCATGATGTCTATGATTTGGTTTTGGTATAGGACCATCGAAAACCTGAGTCAATACAGTAGTATGATGTCCTTTTTACGTTCAAGAACCCTATCTTTGGGTAGATTCTTGCTCTTATTGACAATAAGAAATGCTTTGAGTCCAAAGGTAAGATCGGAGGGATGGTGATGGGTGGGGACCTGTCATCCCCACAGAAAAATCAAGTTATACACGTTCATCATTCGCTCATCAGCCACACATCAGCCTCTTCAAACATTTCCTGAACAGTACGGCTTATCTGTTCCTTCTCATGCTTGCTGGCGTCAGTGTTGATCGCCGGCAGCGTCATCATCGGTTTTACCCAAGTACCAGTATCGGGAAAAGGCGCGGTTTCACACTTATTTCCCTTAGAATTACATCCTTTACATTAGACCTATGAATACAAGATGAAGTGCCACTTATTTGGCTAAAATGCAAACACAAATCTAACTTGGATGTGGTTTTGCGTTATTTTATAACGTTCTTTTCTAATAAAAAACATAAAGAAATATTTGTTTTAGCCGATAATCTGTTTTAACTGTATGTATTTGATTCACGACAGATAGTAGAATGTATGTTGTTACATAGGGTCAGGCATATAAAGAGGTCGGCGTGAAGAATAACCACAATTTAAAACGAATTAAGCCTTATATGATATCAATCATGTTTTCATTTTTTATTTTTTTCTCATTGTCTGAGATTTCAATGTATTATATATACAAGGAGAGGATTGCATCATATACAGAACGAGTTTTGAATAGAAGCGTTAGTCTCATTCAACAGATTGATAAAATAAATGATAGTTATGAAATATTTAATGCTTATAGTCCTTGTAGTGAACTACAACTTCATGCTCTAAGAGTGGCCTTATGGCCCTATGCTCTTATAAAAGATATATCATTTATTTCAAATGGTGCAGTCATATGTAGTGCTTTATGGGGAGTGTTGCCAGCACCATTGCTTCTCAATATCTATGATAGAAAAGTTGAAAAGGACAATGTAACTTGGTTTTTTGGTGTGTTACTGGAAAATAATGTAAAAGCTGATTTGCTAAGCAATCAAAAATTAGCCATAACGATTTCACCATTTGCATTTAATAGATTTGTTACAGACCATGAAGAGAAGGGGTTTTCTGCAATTGTAGGTGACAGAGATCATTCGCTTCATTTGTTCAAACTTGGTGAGCAGGTCGATCTTCTTGAAGAGGCTCAGCATGATAAATCCTACCAACTAGGACTTATTACCACGCAAAGCTGTAATAAAAATAATAATATCTGTGTCATGGGGGGAGTTAAATTTCCGTGGATGAGTTTCGATAGTTGGTTAACGATGTTGTTGATTTCCTTTACATCTATTGTGACCGGTGTTCTTCTGGGTGGTTTTTATAATCAAAGAGTTGCACGTAAGCAATCATTAGTTTCAAGATTAAAAAATGCGATAAGAAGCGAATCATTATATCTTGTGTATCAACCTATTTATAAAATAAAAACCGGAAAAATTATTGGTGTGGAAGCACTAATTAGATGGGATGATCATGATATTGGTAGCATTCCTCCTGATATTTTTATCCCTATTGCAGAGAAGCATGGTTTAATCCAGGGAATAAGTGATTTTGTATTTCGAATGGTAGTAAAGCAAACCATGTCTCTTTCTGAGGAATTTGATATTTTTATAAGCATTAATGTTAGTTCTCAAGACCTTCTGTCGGAATCATTTCAAGAAAAAGTGTTTCAGATGATTGATGAATCAAATATAAAACCTGGTATGATAATGATGGAGTTAACAGAAAGGCAGAGCGCGGAAATAAATTCCCTCCAAAAGGTTATTTCTTTATTTAATAATAAAGGTATATCAATAGCTATTGATGATTTCGGGACTGGTCATTCAAATTTAAACTGGCTATCAAATTTACAAATAGATGAAATTAAAATTGATAAGTCAATTACAGATTCTATTGGTGAACCCTCTGTAAATAATAATATCGTATCAGGATTGGTGGAGATTTTTAAAGATATAACTAACAAAGTCGTTTTCGAAGGTGTCGAGACATCAACTCAGGTGAAATATTTAACTGAAATGTTCCCTGAGTGCGGTGTCCAAGGATGGTATTACTCACAGCCACTATCTATAGATAAATTGACAAAGTTAGTAAATGATATTAATGGGGTTTAATATGTATTGCATTGTTTTTATTGTTTAATTTTATATAAGATACGTGTAGCCGTGTACCATATAAATTTAACAGCTGAACTTTAATATCTCGTGCCGAATATAGTTGACTAGTTGGTTCGAGATTGAGTGAAATGTCGCGTTCTGATTCATCAGCGAGCAGGGCAAGATAATCTTCACGCGTCATTGACTGTAAAAAACATCCACACATAGAAACCTCCAGCCATATGTCAGACTGAAAGTATAGGGCAGGAAGAAAAAGTGGTGCGCACCGGTAATGATTTAAAAAGGAGCTTGTAAGGTAAATTGGAATGATGGTTTTGTGAATTGATGAATTCTTAAAAATATGTAGATGCTGGAACAATGCGATCCCGAATTTTTCCCGACGACGCCACGAAACCAATAGCAACTGATTGATCTTGAATGGGTGCATTAGTAAGTATCAGGAGGTGTTTTTTAGTGGTTTTTTGGTGTTAACATATTGAAGTTTATAGGTTATTACGTTTTGATTTGTAAACAGGAATCGTATTCGGTCTCTTTTTATGTGGCGAATGCGATGCCATCCAGGGCAAAACACGGCTTATCGCATGCTGCATTCTCCATAAACCATACCATACTCCTGCCCACGATCGTCCAGGCTTTTTTACCATCATTGCTAAAATTATAATCAGGTACCCTTGTACTCTGGAGGCGACATGGGACGACCTGACAATATCTATCAACGAATCGACGGTACGCAGTGGCGTCACGTCTGGGTGGTTGGGGATATCCACGGCTGCTTCTCGATACTGATGGCTAAACTGCGCCAGTACCGTTTTGATCCCTGGCAGGATCTGCTGGTTTCAGTGGGGGATGTTATTGACCGTGGACCAGACAGTTTGCGTTGTCTGAAATTATTGCGTAAACGCTGGATTGTCGCGGTCAGGGGGAATCATGAACAGATGGCGCTGGACGCGCTGGCGACGGGGGATAAATTCATGTGGTTAATGAATGGTGGCTCGTGGTTTGCGCAGGCGGAGCAACCGGCAGCGAAATTCGCTCTTGAAGAGTGTTGGCAATTACCATGGATTTTGGAGCTGCACTGTCAAAACGGCATACACGTTATTGCTCATGCCGATTACCCGGATGATGATTATCAGTGGCTAAAAAAGATCGATTTACAGCGTGTGCTGTGGGATCGTTCGAGGCTAATGAACAACGGTTGTGGGATTCGCGGCGCGGATCACTTTTGGTTTGGCCACACGCCGTTGCGCCATCGGCTGGATCGCGAGAATCTGCATTATATTGATACCGGTGCTGTATTTGGCGGCGAGTTAACGCTGGTACAACTGCAATAATCAAAAATCGCTGTATTCCTGGGCCGGGTGCCAGAAACTATCGATGTAGTCATCCGCGGGTAAACACCCTCCGTTACGAATACGTTGATCGTCCATCGATATCAGGCACTGCTGCTCAGTTTTGTAGACATCAACCACGATATCTTCACAACCGCCATCCAGGTAGCACACAAAAAGAACCAGCGTGAACAT